TGTCTATATTTTCCACCACAATCACATAAAGTTATAGCAGATTTTTTAGCTGTAATATTTTTAATATTATCTTTATAGTATTCTTTTTTAGTCCTTAATGGTCTTGTTTTATTAACACATTCAATAGTATTTATAAAATGTCTCTCTCTAGCTAATAATTCATCTTTACATGTAGCATTAACTTTTTCTAAAAGATTAATATAAAAATCACCTCCTTCTAAAATACAAAAACTTGTAGTATATCCTTGCTTTTTTTGGCTCTTGAATCTCTTAAAACAGTTCCTATGATTTGCTAAACGCTGACTTAACAACACTTCGCAAGTTGAACCAATATATCTTTTTCCAGTTTTGTTGCAAACAATCTCATAAACTTTTCCTAAACTATACTTATTGTTTTCCATTTTATAATATACTTTTATATTTTATTTTTTCGTATTTTAACTAATCGTATTGATTTGCAAATAACCAATCTAATATATTTTGCTTACTAATTTTTTCTTCTTCTGTTAATCCCGTTGATAATTCTTTTTCATTATAATAATTTAATTTATCGGGATAAGACATATTTGCTAAATTAACCACTTTAACCTCAACTTTCTTTTTTCCCATTTCTTGCATATCCGCATTTGGTTCAATAATAAATATTTGGTCTAATGTTTTTGCCCTTGATATTGCGGTATAAAACATTCTACTATCAAACATTTTGCTACTTTCAATAAACAAATTATGATATGCAGTTTCACCTTGAATAGAATGAGTAGTAAATGCGTGTCTTACATCACATTTAATATTTGGCTTCTCACCTATAACAATCTCACCGTTTGAATAAATTCTATTATTTGATGTAATGTAATATTTTTCAGTTTCAAATTTACCTACAAATAATCCAGTCAAATAATCCTTAAAACAATTTGTACCAGTTAATACCATATCTTCAATAGAATATTTTTGTTGTAAATTATCAACTGTAATATAGCGCCCATGTTTCTTGAACTCTTCAATAACATAATTATTTATTTCCCATTTGTGTCTTCCGTAAGAAATCATCAATCTTAATGTATCTAAAATGTCTAGTAATCTTTTATCCTTGCATCTATAATTTACATCTAATTTAATAATTTTATCAAACCCAGTACTATCCATTTCTTCACCAACAACACACGGAAGTTGAAAACCCAAATCACCACAAAATATTAACTTCATATTTGCGTACTGAACCATAATTTGATATTTTTGTTCTTGCGTCATCATAGAAACCTCATCAATCAATAAACAATTATTTCTTTTAATTTTACTAATTTGTTCAGGGTCTTTACTTAAAATATTTGCCCAAACATTTACTTTGCAACCATATTCTTTTTGTTTATTTCTTGCAAGTTTCCAAGATGGAGAAACATACAAAACTTTTTGTAATCCTTTATCAGTTAAATTTGTATGCGTCTTACCATTACCTCCCGCACCAATCCATAATTCTGTTTCATTATGTTCTCTAAAATCAGCAAAGTCATTAATAGGATTACCTTCATTATTTGAAATATAACTATCACCAGCTATGTTTCCAAATTTCATATCCGTTTTATTTCTGAATACATTTTTGCAAACAACTTCATTATCACTAAAATAAATACCATCAACACAAATTCTTTTTACATCTTTAATATTAATCTCCATGAGTTGCTCAATAACTGATATTCTTTGATATGCAGTAATAAATGCAGTAATATGTCCCTTATGGAAGTTGTGTTTTTTAGGATAGGAAACGCAAATTTCCTCATTATTGTACCATCTCACGATGCCTTCGCCATAATTGTCACGCAACATACTCGCCATTTCAGAACCACCTTTAAACCAAAAATCTTTGGTTAATTTATGAGAATCAATCTGACCACACCATTTAGCATAATAACTAACTCCATCTTCGGTTTTATCCTCCATCATTACATCATTAAATTCAAAGTCAAATTCTTCAACCCCCCAACAACCAGCTATAACATCAAAGCATACACCGTAATGTTTCAACATATCTAATTCGGGAGATGGATATACACAATTATTTAAATAGATTTGCATTTTGTCATTATATGCAACAAATTTAGAATCCGCATTAGTAAAATTTAAATTACATATTTTATATAATCCTACACCATTTGCGGTATAACTATCACATTTTCTAAAATCTGTAATTTTACCAAGAAATCCATCATAGAAAGTACATTTTTTAAAGTTTGCATATGCTTTCTCCATATCATAATGATTTGTAGATTCTAATAGTTCATCTCTATCTACAAAATCAACAGTAGAATTATAGTGAGTTCCTTCACGAATGAATGCAGATAATTCAGATTGCGTAATATCATCAACTACATATTCACCCATATTATAGTCAGTTTCAAAATCATTAACTGCTTGATTATAATCATCTACAACTTTATAAATGTTTTGTAATGTATAAACACAAGTTTTCGCTCTATTGTAATAACAAAATGTACCACTTGCATTAGATTCTTCAATTATTCTAATTATTTCTTTTCTATTTGTTTCAATATAATTTCCAAGATTTGTAATTTCATTTAAATCAACATGATTAATTCTTGTATTCAAAAAGTTAAAATGTTTCAATCTTTTCTTAATGCTTTGACAATCAATAAATTTTGTTTCGCAATAAGGCATTTGTACTGATATATCAATTTGTAACTTATTGCAAATATCACTAATTGCATTTTCGGGAACACCATCTTTAAACATTTCTTCAAATTCTTCAATATCTTTAATAATTTTGGAATATCTATATTTTGCAGATTTGCTTTTAGATTCTTCTAATGTATCAATCGCCCATGTTTTAATAGGAGTCAATAAACAATTTGTAATACCCTCTTTGAATGATTGAACTATTTTTTGAGAAGTAATATTAGGATTTTCTTCATAAACAAACAACTTACATTTTGATAAAATAGGGCTGTTAGGCATATTGTCTTTATCATGTCCCCACACTTCCTCATTAGGACTTTCATAATAATCAAATATAGTAGTTGTGCTGTCTATCATAAATTTCCAAGAATTCTTTTTCCACCAACTGCTAAATGTATTAGGAATAAATTCATTTAATTCTAATCTAATTACTCCATTAACATAATAAACAATAACTACATTCTTACCAATCTTCTTTTTTAATGCATCTCTTGCAGTAGATAATGTATTATAACCATCTTGCTTTGGTACTTGATTTTTAACCAAGAAACTTTTAACCACATTTTTTTCTTGTTTCTTTTTCTTTGCATCTTTAAAATCTTTTTCAAATTTCCACTTACTATATTCTGCTAATTTCTTTTCAAAAATTTTCTGACTTTCATTATTGAGTTGTTTTATTTGCTTATTATATTCATTAAATAAATAGTCATATGCTTCATCAGCATTTTTAAATCCAAAATCTTTTTTAACCTGATAAATGGTTTCATAACCACTTTCTTTTAATAATTCCTTTCTGTTTGCCTTAATGTTTGTCAATTCTTCTAAAAGTAGTAGTGTTGGTTTTTTCATTTATATATATATAATTAAGAAAAGAATTTTTTAAATCAATTTTATTAATATATATTAATGAATTTTTTATATATTAAATTTTTATATTACAATATTCTCTAAATTGTTTATAAGTTTTATCTTTATAACTTCTGTACTTTAATTCAGGTTCTACTAAAACCTTTGGTCTTAATACTTCTAAATAATATTTATCTACAACTATTTTTCTCTCTTCTTTATGTTCTGCATACCATTTTTTAGAATTATTCCTTAATCTTTCTTTATTTTTTTCAGCCCATTTTTTAGTAGCTCTCTTTTGTGCTTCTGTCATCATTATATATATATTAATTAATATTTAAATATTTTTAAATCAATTTTAAATATTAATATATAATTTTAATACTTTTCTTATGAAATTTCTAACTTTAGTAATGAAAAAGTCATAAGTAAACGGAAGCAAAAGGAAGGGTCATTTTACAAAGTTATAGAAACCTTGGTTTCCTTAATTAATAACCTGCTGGAAACAAAGCCCCACCTGCTCTTGCTCTAGCGATCTGTTTTGCTCTAGAAGCAACACCCATTCCACTAGGGGCAGACATAGAACCTAAAGCTTGGTCCATACCTTGTTGTAAAGCAGCTTCTGCTAAAATATTAGCATCTCTCAAAGCCATAGAACCAATTGGTTTTAATGCCCTTCTAACTGTTTTCACAGCAGGGGTTTTTACAAATTTAGATAATCCTTTGCTAAAACTTTTCAAAGAACCTCCTGTTGGAGCCATCATACTTTGCATAGCTTGGTCCATACCTTGTTGTAAAGCAGCTTCTGCTAAAATATTAGCATCTCTCAATGCCATAGAACCAATTGGTTTTAATGCCCTTCTAACTGTTTTCACAGCAGGGGTTTTTACAAATTTAGATAATCCTTTGCTAAATGATTTCAAAGAACCTCCTGTTGGTACTGATTGATGAGCTAATTGAGCGTAAGCAGCAGCTAAAGTAGGATCTACTCCATAATCCAAAGCCGCCATACTAGCATCAGCTATACCTTGATGTGCCTGTTGTTTCAAATGAGTAGCCAAAGGTCTAAATGCTTCTTTATTTCCTTTAACAAACTTACCTGCCTTTTTAAAAGCAGATTTAATTTGTTTTTCTACTCCTGCCCCTTCTAAATGTTCTCTATTCATATCACACGCATAAGGGTCTAGTTGAAGCATAATACCTGCTCCTTTTTTAGCAGCTGATGCTAATTTTTTAGCGTGTTCTTGAACCATACTAACTTTGAGAGCATCTCCTGCTTTAACTCTAACTCTACCTCCTGTTAAAAGTTTTCTAACTTGAGCTTTTGAAAGTTGTTGAATACCTACTGGATGATACATTTTATAAACTATAAGAAGAAAATAAAATTTATCTAAATGATGTAATTAGTACACTTTTCCTAAAAGTATTAAAATTGTGATAAAAATTTTGTAGCTTCTTTATTAGAAATTACGCCAAAATTCTTTAAAGCATGAACTATATGGTACAATTCTTTAACTAACAATTTATTATCATTACCTGCTTCTATTTGTCCTCCTATTAGGTCCATTCTTTCTTTTAGTGCAACAATTGTATTATCTTTATTATTTGGTGCATTTTTATGTAAATTTGCTAAACTTAATAATTTATCATAAAGTATTTGTTCTGTTTTTGTTAATGCATCTATTTCTTGTTTTATTACTTTTTGTCCTTTGGATAATTTCATGATAATAGATACTAAATCATCACTAACTTTTACATTTGGAAATCCTGCTATTCTTCCTAAATTTTTATGTCTAGCAGATAATGTATTTTTATAAAATAATTTATGTAAAGCTAATTTAATTTTTCCAAAATCAACCATTTCAGGTATAACTTCTTCTTTAACGCCCCAACCAAATTTATAAATCATTCCATCTTCATCTTCACGCCCTGTAGGTACTTTTGCTATTGGATAATTTAAATCATATTCACTTGAAGGTGCTATTCTACCTTGAAGTACTACTGGTATTGGTTTATTATTAAAAAATTCTTTTATATATGCTGATGTAATACCTGTTGCATCTTTAATAAGTCTAGCAACTTTTCTAGTGTTATATTCATCATAACTTTCTCTTTTTCCTGTTAAACTATATAATGCTACTAAATTTTCATTTCCTTTATCATCAAAATATTCTCCTAATCTCCAATATAATTTTCTATTATTTACTGGATTAGTCATGATTAAAACTTTTTTTCTATCATTTTCAGCCATTTCAACCGTATATTCAGGTTCTTTTTCTTCTTCTACAGCTCCTAAATAATTTAATAAAGCATCATCTCCTTTAGAAGATTTAATAAAAGCTTCAATAAAAGTTATAATATCACTTGCTTTTACAGCAGGGTTATTTACTCCATACAATTCTGTAAATTTCTTTTTAAATAATGGAAACTTTTTCAAAATTTCTTCTTTATCATCTCTTACAATTCTATTTGATACTTGTTCTATCTTAACATCATCTCTAACCAATTTTTTTAAATTTTCTTTAAATTTATCAGTATTATATATTTCAGCTTCAAATAATGTTTCATCTACATATTCTTCTTCTGCGTTTGCTTGTAATCTTGCTAAATAATCTTCTTCACTTTCATTAGGCATTTTATCTTGTTGAAAAGCTCCTCTATTCATGAGATTTAATGTTTCTTGATATGCTTTTACTCTTTCACTATTTATTTGTTTAACCTTACTTATTCTAGCTGCATTTTCTCTTTCAAATTCAGGTACTCTTGATAATTCAATATTTAAACCATCATATTCATCTTTCATATCATTTATTTCTGCTTTTACTCTCTCTAAATTATCATCTATATCATTTACTCTTGCTATTCTTCTTTCTTTTTCTTGTTCTACTTGTAATTTTTGTCTTTCATAATTTGGATTTGGTCTCATAACAAATCTTCCTGATGGTAATTCTTCGTTTATAAAACTTACAGGAGTAGGTAAATCATCAATTAATTTAATTGCTTGTTTTCTTAATTCTAGCATATCTTTTAAATCTTGTTGTCTTTGTTTTATTATTAATTTTGCTTTTTGCATTTCTAAATCTATTACTTTTAATTGTTCTTTTGTAGGTAGTTGGTGTAATTCATCTTCTTCTACAACATCTAATTCAGGTGGTGGTACTACCCTAAATTTTTTTGCTACAACTTTAAAAACTGGTTCTCCTTTATCATCTAATTTAATTCTTTCTTCTCCTGTTTCTTCATCTATTTCCATTTCATATTCTCTAACAGGTTGGTTAAATTGCTTTTGATATTCCTTAATAACTTCTGCATCTACAACAGATAATGGTTTTTTTGGTGGTTTTTGCATTCCATTTCCAAAAGCCCTTTGTGTCATGCGGTCTAATTTAAGTTCTAGCTCATATTGGCTCATCTTTTCAGCTTCACTTCTTTCAGTCATTTTTATAAAATAGATTGAGAAAAAAAAATATTATAATGGTTTTTTAATAAGTATTAGAATTATTAAAATATTATATAATGTTATAATATGTATAAAGTACAATCAATTCTTCTAAATAAAGATTATTATACATTAAAAGAAGCCACTAAATTCATTATTGATAATAAATTTAAAGTAAAAAAGGTTGATGAAACTGAAAATTGGTATAGATTTAGACAAATTGATTCTAAAACTCTAAAAAAAAATGGATATACTAAATTAAGAACAAAAGTAATTTTACCTAATTTAATTCAGTTTATTATTGGTTATACAGAATAGTATAAATGTGATGCGTCTATTTTAGCTGCCTTTCCGCCCATTACTGCACTATATATTCTAGCCATAGCCCATTCTTCAGGTGAAACAATATGCGGTCTAACAGATTTAGGATTTGTATAATAAGCCCCAACTCCTTTATTAAAAATTATTTCTAAACCCCTTTTATTATATCCTGTTATTTTTGATATATCATTAATAGAATGTGCCTGATCTTTTGGAAATCCATATTTTTTGTTAAATTTCTGTTTATAAGTCAAAAACATTTATATAAAATAATATTATATTATATAAATGTACAAAATAAAACCATATACTTTTCAAAGAGCTTTACAATTAGGGGTTAAAGTTAAACCTTCTAAAAATCCAAAATACAAAATAGATATATTTGATTGGAATAAAAATTATATTACATCAGCAGGTGCAGTTGGATACAAAGATTTTCCTAGTTTTATTGAAGAAAATGGATTAGATTATGCTTTAAAAAGAAGAGATTTATACCGTAAGCGGCATAGAAGAGAAATAGATTTATTAGGTGATAGATGGTTAGGTTCTAGAAGTTATTATAGTTGGAATTTACTTTGGTAGAAGAAATCAAGATTCCAAAGGGACTGGCGTTGCTCTCCTTACCACTTCCTTTTTACTACCTCATACTAAAAAAAGAGCAACGCTGTTTGCCTCCACCTTTTCAAAGGTGGATTGGTTTATAAAATTGTGTAAAATTTTTTCTTAATGAACCTCCTTTAATATCTACCATAAAAAAATTTGGTTTTTCTTCAACTGCTGTATGGTATAATTCTTTAAATATATCTTTATCTACATTATCTATATTATGATTTTTTAATATATTATTTATTGTTGCATTATCATTTTGTTTAAAAATTAAAAAATAATGACAATTTCTAGTAATGGTTTTAGGAACATCTACATAATTTTGTACATTTAAATAAACAGTCCATTTTTTCTTTCTTCCTGCAGTTAGGTATTCTTTTATTTTTTGAAATTCTTTTTTCTTTAAATTAATAAAATCATCAAAAACAATTAGTTTTTCATGTTCTGTATCATCATCATCATTTAAAGCTGGTAATTCTTCAATATCTTCATAAAATTCAGCATCAGGTATTTTTTCTCTAATTAAATTATAAGCTGGTTCATTTGTACTAGAACCACTAAAAACAACTAATTTACAAAATGCTTCATTTTTTCTTTGTAAAAAATTTAATAGCCCTAAACTTTTACCTGAATTAGTGGGCCCTATTGCTAATATCATACTACAGGGTTCTATATAATGTTGTTTAAAATTCTTATCTCTTTTAGTATCATTTTTCATTTCTTTATCCATTAACTCATAAAAGTTAATTAATTTATCTTCTTTTCTACCTTTTGGAAAGGTAGAGCCAAAATCCTTATTATTATTCATTTATAGTATATTAAGAGAAAAGTTTTTGCTCCACTTTTCTTAAAAGTGGATTAAAAGAAGAAAATTATTTTATAACAATAATGTATAATGACATCTTCAATTCCTCCTAATCCATGGTTTTCAACTATAAATTTTAATGAAAGCTTTTTTAAATCAAATACTCAAACAATTACTTTAGCTTATGCTGATGCAACTTATTTAAAAAGAATTGGAATAGCTACTAGTGTAGCATCACTTACTACTTTTTCAGGTGATGTTGAAGTTAATGGTATTTCTACTTTTAATGATTCTGCGACCTTTAATAATACTGCTGATTTTAATGGGTCTCTTACAGCAAATGGTTTATCTCAATTTAATAATGATGCTACTTTTGCGAATAATGTTATAATTGGCGATGCTACTTCTAATAATATTACAATTGACGGAACAAACATTACTCAAACCAACGCCAATAGTGCTCTTGTCATCAGTTCAAATTATTCTCTTCAATTAGATACTACTGGTGAAATACTTGTTGGTAATTCAGGTGCTGCTAATTATATGACAATTGACGGAACAGACATAAAGATTAATAATATTACTGGAACTACACTAATTGGTGATACTACTGGTGCTGCTAATGGAACTCTTATAACATTAGATGAACCTAATAACACGATTACTTTGGCGGGGGACGGTGGTGTTAATTTGGTTTCTTTTAATAACATTTCGCTTAATGCTGATTTAAATGGTAGTATTGATATTTTTACTGCTGGTAATATAAGAATTGGAAATATTACTAATAGTGGTGCGGAACTGGCGATAAACGCTACAAAGACAACACTAAAAACTGTAAATGGGTTTCAATTGATAAATAATAGTATTCAATATCCATCAACTTTTTATAACGCTAATCAAAACGTAAGTGCTACTACATTTCCTTATGCTCTAACTTTTAATGGAACTTCATTAACCGCAACCTTACCTACTGTTTCTTCTACAAGTGCTGGAACTCAATTTTTAATAACCAATACAAATGCTGGTAATATGACAGTTGCTTCATCATCAAGTCAATTGATTTATTTTACTGGTTCTGCTGCTGCTACAACAAGAACATTAGCAACTGGTAGTTCTCATATATTTACGGCGATAAGAACAACAAGTTCTACGACTTTTGGTTGGTCTATGGTGTAGATTTTTTATCTAATAGTATAATATAATGGATAAGTTTAGTATTAAACAAATTAAACAACTAACTTCTTATGAAAAAGAAAAGAAATATGGTTTAGATGTTGGTACAAAACAAAATAATAATTATGATTCTAATTATGCTATTCCTATATCTACTCCAAAAGCAGAAAAAAAATGTTATGATAAAAAATAGGTTGATAATAAAAAAATAAATTATATATTATATATAAATGACATCTTATGTTCCTCCTAATCCATGGTATAATGGTATAATATATAATCCTGAATTTTTCTCAAATAATACAGATACAATAACAATTTCATATGCTAATGCAACATATTTAAGAAGAATTGGTAATCCAACAAGTATAGCTACTTTAACAACATTTACTGGCTCTTTATCTGTTCAAGGTTCATTACAATTTGTAGATGCAACAAGTATGAATTCTGCTTATACAGGTGCTGGTACTTTAAATGGTTCATATACATTAGCTAATTTAACAATAAATTCAAGTGGAAAAATAACTGCTATTAGTAATGGTTCAGTAGCAGTTCCAAATTTAAGTCAAGTATTAGCAGTTGGTAATTCAGCTGGTTCTAATGATATTGATATGAACACAAGAAGTATAACAAATGCTACGGCAATGACCGCTACAACTTTTAATGGTGCTTTGAATGGGAATGCTTCTTCTGCTACTCAAATAAATACAACTAATAATAATAATAATGCTACTCACTATTTAACATTTACTGATACAGCAACTGGTCTTCAAAACTTACATACAAATAGTGGTATTACTTGTAATCCAAATACTGATACAATTACAGCTACTACTTTTAACGGAGCTTTGAATGGAACTGCTTCACAAGCAGACCAAGTAAAAGTTTTTGATATTACTTCTTCGGTTAATAATTATCAACTTGGTTTTACAAATGGAGTGCCCTATTCTTCTCTTTCTCAAAGTAATAACATACGGTACAACTCATCTACCAATACAATTTTCAAAGGAACGGGTGCTCCTACTATTACTTTTGATGGAAATGCTACAACAGCAACAACCTCTACTAATTCAACTGTTGCTTCTTCAGCATCGGGAACTCAAAATTGGTTAATAATGACATCAAATAGTAGTGGGAATATACCCTTAAAAACATCAACAACTGGTGCTACATATAATGCTACAACAAATCTTGCTGATATTAATATAGGACTTAACGCTGCTACTGCTACAACTGCTGCTGCTTGTAGTGGTAATTCAGTAACCGCTACAACCGCAACAAAAGTAGCATTAACAACAGATAATACTTCAGGAACATATTTAATTCCATTTGCGAAAGCACTATCTACAAGCGAAGCATTATATGTTGATAATGCGACTGGACCTCTAACATACAACCCTAACAACTCAACTCTTACCGCAACAACTTTTAGTGGTGCTTTGAATGGGAATGCGAATACGGCAACAACAGCAACAAATGTTGCAACAACAAGCGATAATACAAGCGGAACATATTTTATACCCTTTACTAAAACCGCAACATCAAGCGAAGCATTATATGTTGATAATGCGACTGGACCTTTGACATATAATCCTTCTAATTCAACCCTTACCGCAACAACATTTAGTGGAACAGCAACAAAAATTTCAACAACAAGTGATAATACAAGCGGAACATATTTTATACCATTTGTAAAAACAGCAACATCAAGTGAAACATTATATGTTGATAATAGTAGTGGTCCTTTAACATATAACCCTAATTCAGCAACTCTTTCTACAACAACTTTTAGTGGGGCATTAAGTGGAACTGCTACAAATGCTTTACAAGCGACTAATCAAGCAAACGGGGTTGCTATACCTGCGATGTATTTTTTTTACGCATCAGCGACTGGTGGTGGTTCAACAGAAAGTGGAACTTTTACTTTTACTGCTTTACCTGATACAAATTATGGTGTATTTTCAAGTATATATTATGGATATAGTGGTAGTGGTGGAACATATACTGCTTCTCAATCATCGGGAGCAATTAGCACTATGATTATTTATAATATCACTACAACTTCTTTTAGTTGGATATTTGAACGAACAACGGGTCAAAATTTAAATGTAAAGGTGGTATTTCAACTTATCCGCAGTCCAAGTTTAGATTATCCAAAAAGTTATTAATTTATTTTCTATCATAATAATAAATGCTGACTGAAACCTTTTGGGTTGCTTTTGTTGCTACTACTTCTGCTATGGTTATAAAACTTGCTTCTTTATGTTTTAAAAGTAAATGTAAAGAGTGTATTATTTGCGGTGGAAGAATCAAAATCATCAGAGATATAGATGCTGAAACAAAAGAAAATGAATTTGAATTAACGCATCAAGAGAAAACTTAACCTTTAAGAAAGGTTAAATGATTAATTAGTTTTAGGAACAATATTTTTTTATTATGAATATATATAAATGTCAAATACTTTAGTTTTAAATTCTACAAATGCTACTAATAATAAAAATGTATTTCAATATAATTTTATAAACGGTTCTTTTGTTGTAAGTGATGATAGTGAAATGTGTATATCAGGTATTACTATACCTTATAGTTGGTACAATATTCAACAACAATATTATAATAATACTACATTTCAATATACATGGACTAAAGCAGCTATTACAACAACTTATACTGTTGTTTTACCAAATGGTTATTATTCTGTGAATAGTTTGAATGACTATCTGCAAGGTGAGTTTATAAATCAAGGTTTATATTTAGTAGATGCAAATGGAAATAATGTTTATTACATGTCTTTACTTTATAATGTTTCTACCTATTCAGTTCAGCTATTATGTTTTGCTGTACCAACTTCATTACCTGCTGGTTATACTAACCCTGCAGCTCTAGTATTTCCAACTGTAGCATCTACTCCTCAATTAGTAATTTTATCAACAAATAATTTTGGTTCTATTATTGGTTTTACTGCTGGTTCATATCCTCCTGTTATTCAATCTACTAATTATTCTACTGTTTCAAATACTTTACCGAATGGTTCTCCTGTTAATTCAATTATTGTAAGATGTAATTTAGTTTCAAATAATGTTATTTCTCCAAGTGATATTTTAGATAGTTTCCAAATTGATACTCCTTTTGGTTCAAATTTAAATTATAGTCCTAACTTTGAAAAGTGGATAAAAATTAAATCAGGTAGATATGCTAATTTTACAATTACATTTCAAGACCAAAATTTTAATAATATTCCAATTTTAGATACAAATTGTTTGATTACTCTTTTAATTAAAACAAAATAATTATTTTCTTATCATTTATTATAATGAAGCATCTTTTTTTAGGAAGTGGAAGATTTGGTAATATTACACATTCTACAATTAAACATTTTAAAAGACCAACAAATGTAATAGTTGGTGGTGGAAATGCAGGACATGGTGGTTATGTTAAGAAAGATTTATCTATGGAAAATGAAGGTAAAACTGGAACTGGTGTTATTACAAAAAAGTTAAAACCATTAAAATTTAAAATGTAAATATTATATAAAAGGTTAATGAATGTTTTAAGCTCATTAGATTTAGAACAATTAGTAAAACAATATAAAATAAATAATTTTAATGGTATATTTTCAAAAGATTTATTACCTGATATATTAAGAGAAGGTTGGTATATAATTAATTTACAAGACCACGATAAAGGAAATGGTACGCACTGGGCTATTTTTAAAATTACTAATGATAAAGTTAATATTTATTTTGATAGTTTTAATTTTGTTGCTCCTCATTCTGTAAGTGAAAAAATAAAACCTTACATCTATAATGATAAGCAAATTCAAGATGTAGATAGTTCAGCCTGTGGTTGGTATTGTATAGCATGTATGGATTATGTAGAAAAACATAATGTATTTGGTGATATTTTAGCCTTTAAAGAATTTATAAATAAATTTAGCAAAAATACAGATTTTAATGATGGAATTTTATATAAATGTTTGAAATAGTCCATTTTTAGAAAAAATGGAGTTTTTATTACATACTTTTTTTATTAGTATATAATAAATGCAAGAAGAACAAAAACTAGATATAACTTTGTTTAATATTGAAGAGTTAGAGAGAAGTTTAGAGAAAATAAAAATAAAATGTTTAGAACCATTTATTGATAATAATTTAGATTTAGAAGAAAATAGAGATTATTTTACATATTATTTATTTATTAAGGAGAGTTTTAAAACATTAGAACTTTTACAAAAAATAATAAAAGATAAATCATAAATTTTTTTTCTAATGTTAAATTATAAATATGACTGATAATTATGAGTTTGCAAAATCCGTTTCTCCTCAAGGTGTAGATTTAGAAACTCCTTATGTTTCTAAAAATTATTCTTATATTAGTGATATAAACCAAGGTGTGTATTCTAATAATGGTTTATCTTTGGTACAATTTGACTGCTCTAGCATCTATAATTCAACAGGATTTATTGGAACTAGTGATATGTTCCTAACCATACCATTAGTTTATGCACAGGCTTTTACTAGTGATGTTTCTACTGGTGCTTTGGTTGCTCCTACGGCAAACGGTTTTAATTGGTCTAGATTAGGTCTAAAAGCTGGATACTGGAATTTGCTTCAATCTGCAGATTTGCAGGTGAATGGTAAAACAGTAGAACAATACCAACCTAACTTAAATGTTTATACAACTATAAAAATGCTTTCACAAATGAGCCAAGATGATTTAGCAAGTTTTGGAATTTCACTAGGTCTAGGTGAAGTTTTAGATACTGCTAATTCTATTAGATTTAATAACACTGCTTCTGCTTCAGCTGCTGGGGCATATCCTGCTGGTACTGGTCCTGTAGGTGGTAATGGTCTTTCTAATAATTTTCCTTATGCTACTGGTGGTCTAGTTTCTAAGACCAAGGTGCAGTTGGTATTCAAAATGTAGGAACTTATAATAAAGGTTTATTTTCACGACTTAATAGAGTTGCTGATACTACTTCAATTGCTGGTATGTCTAACCTTTATGGAACTGCTGCTAATGGTGGTGGAGTTATTATGAGTGGAACTCAACTAGCAAATGAATTTAAACCTACTTTTCAAGTTCTAGCTACTAACTACATGGTTTGGTATGATATTGGAATTATTAGATTGAAAGATATTTTTGATAGTATGAAAAATTTTCCTTTGTGTAAAAAGTTTGATGGTATTTTGAGATTGTATGTTAATACAGGTGCTATTGGTGTAGGAACTGTTCAAGCAACTCAAGGATCACTTACATTTTCTGCTTCTACTTCTACTTTTACTAATGGTTGTCCTTTGGTTGTTCCTGCTATTACTACTAGTGCATTACCTGCTACAACTGTTGGTATTGTTTCAGGTCTTTTCATAGCTAGAGCTACTCAAACTACTATGTTTGGTGTTAATTTGGCTTCATCAGGTGCTGCTAATCCTATGCCTAGTTGCCGTTTGTATTATCCTATGATTACTTTGAAACCTGAAAAGGCAATTTCTTATGTAAGTGAAAATAGAGCAAAGCGTATATGCTATACAACTATTCTAGCTAATCAATTTTCTAATATTACTGCTGGTTCTGCTTTTTCTGCTTTGGTACAATCAGGCGTTTCTAAAATTAAAGGTGTGATGATATTTCCTCTTTTGTCTGCTTCTACAGCTGGATTGTTAAATGTTGGTGCTAATGCTATTACTGGTATTTCTTCTTTTAGTCCTCTTCTTTCTCCTTTTGATATGTGCCCTAATCAAAATGGTCCTCTTTCTCTTACCAATCTACAAGTCAGTATTGGTGGGCAGAATGTTTTACAAAATAATAATTTGGCTTACACATTTGAGAACTTTTTAGAACAAATTAGCGTTTATGAAAAAATAGCTTCTAGTGATTTGGGTTTATCATGTGGGCTTATTAGTCAATATGCGTGGGAAAATGGGTCTCCAAGAGTTTATTATATTGATTGTGCTAGGGGTAATATTAGCGACAGCTTAACTCCAAGAAATGTTAATTTGTCCTTTACCTCAAACTGCAGTCAAACAATAGATATATTAGTTTTTACTGAATACTACCAAGAGTGCGAAGTGAATGTAGAAAACGGTTTTATTAAGATGTAAGAAAATACTTAATTAATTAATATATATATTATTTAAAATGATTTAAAAAGAAATTATATAATATATATATATATAAAATGAATAATCTAGATAAAATAGATTTTAGCAATTTTAAGAAAGGTGATAAAGTAAAAATGACTTTTGGTTGTTATGATGATTATGAAGGTACAATTATAAAAAATTTAAAATATAAATTTTTAATTTCTACAACAATATTAAATAAAAAAGTTCATATTGAAACAAAAGATTTTTTAAAAGAATATGTTAGAAGTTTAGAACATTTAAAAAAAGATTTTGATGAAGATGGATTTTGTAATTGTTGTGGTTGGAATAGTTGTTATATAGATAGTCATATAATTTATTGTGGTTATGGAAATTGTGAATATATTAAAAAAATGTATGGAGAAAAAACATTAAAAGATTTATTTGATGAAAATTTGTTTTAAATTTTTTGTAAATTTGAAATAAAATTAGAGTAGTTTTTTTTGTGATGA